AAAAGTGCCAAGATTTTTAAAATCATCGGTAGAAATGTATGGAAGATCACCAGCCATGGTTGCTCTGGCAGATATTAAAATGATTAATAAAATGTCAGAAACAATAATTAAAGCTGCACAGAAAACTATTGACCCCCCTCTCCTAGTTCCTGATGATGGTTTTATATTACCAATACGAACTGTTCCTGGAGGTTTAAATTTTTATCGTTCAGGATCAAGAGATAGAATTGAACCACTCAATACAAATGCAAATATTGGTTTAGGTGTTCAGTATGAGGAACAACGCAGAGATGCAATTCGTAAAGCATTTTATGTTGATCAGTTATTATTAGCTCAACGAGTTAATATGACAGCAACAGAAGTATTACAACGTAACGAAGAAAAGATGAGAATGCTTGCACCAGTATTAGGAAGGCTCCAGGGTGAAATGTTACAACCTCTTATTACAAGATGTTTTAATATTATGTTAAGACTTAACATGTTTCCCCCAGCTCCTGAACCGCTGCAAGGTCAAATCATTGACATCGAATATACTTCTCCTCTTGCAAGATCACAAAGAAGTGGTGACATCAATGCATCAGTACGAATGATTGAGATGTTAGCTCCTTTACAACAACTTGCACCAGTGTTTGATTATGTTGACGTTGATAAGTTTGTTAAACACACACAAGAAGTTTTAGGTGTGCCAGCAAAAATTATGCGTAGTGATCAAGAAGTTGCACAGCTTCGTCAACAACGACAAGCAGAACAACAAGCAATGATGGAAGCCCAGGCACAACTCCAACAAGCTGAAGCTGCTGGAGCAGCAGCACCAGCAATAAAAGCACTAAAACAATAACAATATATAGTAGCCTTGTGAAGCTGCATAAATACAACATATGGATATACCTAAAGAAATAAAACAAATGCTTGAAATGTATGTAATTACTTTTGAAAGCGATAACGGAAAAAAAATATTAGAGGATTTGGAGAATAGATTTCATATTCATTCTTCAACTATGGATGACAATAATAATAACTTAGCTTTCCTAGAAGGTCAGCGAAGTGTCATTCTATTCATAAAAAAAATGTTAAAAGGAGATAAACATGGCAGAAGAAAACCAGGTAGCGGAACAACAACAAACTCCGTCTGAGCCTGTCGAAACTACGACTGTTGACTGGAGAAATAATCTTCCAGATGATTTAAGAGAAGATCCGTCTTTAAAAACTATTCAGGATGTACCTGGATTAGCAAAGAGTTATATCCATTCACAGAAAATGATTGGTAAAGATAAGATTGTTTTACCAAATGAACATGCAACCAAAGAAGATTGGGATGATGTTTTTAATAAATTAGGTAGACCAGCGTCTGCGGAAGAATATAAAATTGATGGTGAAGCATCTGATTTAATTAATAATTTTAAACCAGTTGCACATAATCTGGGATTAAATAATAACCAGGTACAAGAGCTAGTAAAATTTTATAATGGTGTGCAAGAACAAGCAAGTAATGATCAAGTCATTGATGCTGAAGCACATAAAGCAGAAGCTGAATCAAATCTTAGAAAAGAATTTGGTAGAGCTTTTCCAAGTAAAATTAGTTCTGCTATGCGATTAGCACAAACTGTTTTTACAAAAGACCAATTAGATAATACAAAATTAGCTGATGGTACAACTTTAGGAAACAATGTTGATCTAATAAAAGGTTTTGCAAAACTTGCAGATCAATTAGGTGAAGATAGACCTTTACCAAATCCGCAAGAAAATATTATGACACCAGATGCTGCAAGAGAAAAGATTGCAACATTTATGGAACCTGGTTCACCCTATTGGAATAAATCACATCCTAATCATCTAAAAGCTATTGATGATGTGTTAAAACTTCGAGAGATAGCAAATGACACAGAATGATGATAAATTATTTACAACAGAAGAACTTCGTTTAGAATGTGTTAGAATAATTTTTGATACTGGTTCAGAAAATCAAAAACATGAATGGGTTTCCCACGCAGAAGAAATTTTTGGGTGGGTCACGAAGGTAGCCGATCCTCGGTCTTCAAAGACAGCTAGAAAGAAAGCAGACCAAAAGTCTTAAAATCCAAGACATGTCCGTAAGGGTAGCATGACTGATGGTAAAAATAAAATAACTTAACTAAGGAGAACGTAATGAGTTCACAAATAACTACAGCATTTGTTGAACAGTATAGTAACAACGTATCAATGTTATCTCAACAAAAAGGATCTGTCCTAAGAGATAAAGTTGATAGTGAAACTGTACAGGGAAAAAATGCTTTCTTTGAACAAATTGGTTCTGTCGCTGCCGTAAAGAGAACATCTCGACATGGTGACACTCCTCAACTAGATACACCCCACGCAAGACGTAGAGTGTCTTTAGTAGATTATGAGTATGCTGATCTAATTGATGACCAGGATAAAATCAGAACACTGATTGATCCAACTTCATCGTATGCATTAGCAGCAGCTTATGCAATGGGTAGAGCTATGGATGATGAAATCATCTCAGCAGCAACAGGAACAGCTTTTACAGGCGTGTCTGGTGGAACTTCCACTGCACTTCCTGGAGGACAAGCAATAACTGAAAGTGGTACTGACGGATTGACTATTGCAAAATTAAGAACTGCGAAAAGAACTTTCGATCTTAATTCAGTAGATCCATCTATCAAAAGATACATGGTTGTATCACCACGACAAATAGATGACCTATTAGGAACAACATCTGTAACAAGTGCTGACTTTAATACAGTCAGAGCTTTGGTAACTGGTGAAGTCAATACCTTTATGGGATTTGAGTTTATCGTATCAAACAGATTATCAATAGCATCTTCTAAAAGACTATGCTTCGCTTACGCATCTGACGGAATTAAACTGGCAGTTGGTAAAGATGTAATGTCAAGAATAGATGAGAGAGCTGACAAAGGTTACAGCACTCAAATTTATTACTGTGCATCATTTGGAGCAACAAGAATTGAAGAAGAAAAAGTTGTTTCTATTCAGGCACACGAAGCGTAGGAGGTAAATTATGGCAAGTGTAAAAGGTGCTAATATCACCAATATGGATGCTACTCCTATCGTAAAAGTAGACAGCGAAAATGCTGGCGGAAAAATGCGTATCTTTCACGATACATATGAAGCATCTTCCCTAGCATCTGGATCTGATATCACAATCGCAAGAATACCAAAAGATGCAACTATCCATGATGTAGTCCTTAAATGTGACGCATTAGGTGGATCAGTTACACTTATAGTTGGTGATTCAAGTGATGATAACAGGTACATCAGTGCTACTGGTACTTGGAATGCAGCTGGACAATCTCAGTCAATGCAAGCTGGATCATCAACTGGTGCTCCAGTGACAGCTGTGACTGGATTAGGTCATAGAACAACAGCAGAAACAGATATACTAATCACAACTGGCGGTGCGTCAGCGACTGGTACTATCTTCTGTTGGGTGTACTATACAACTGAATAAATAAAGGAGAGAAGATGGCATCTGTAGTAGATATATGTAACTCAGCTCTAAATATGTTAGGAGCTTCTACAATTATTAGCCTTACGGAAAATTCGAAGAATGCACGATTGTGTAATCAGCGGTATGAACCAGTAAGAGATGCCGTCTTCCGTTCACATCCCTGGAACTGTTTACAAAAAAGAGTAGAGCTTGCAAAAGATACTGATGCACCAGTATTTGAGTTTTCTAACTCTTACACATTACCAGCGGATAATTTAAGAATACTTCGTTCTGAAAATAGTAATTTATCAAACAATGAAAAATTTAGAATTGAAGGAAAAAAACTTTTAACTGACGAAGACACAATAAAAATATTGTATGTAGCTAAAATTACAGACAGTACACAATACGATACATTATTAATGGAAACATTATCAGCAAAGTTAGCAGCAGAATTATGTTATCCAATAACGCAATCATCAACTTTGATGGACAGAATGTTTGCTTTGTATGAAAGCAAATTAAAAGAAGCAAGATTTACAGACGCAACAGAAGGAACAGCTGACTTAGATGTAAGTATTCAGTCAGGTGATTTTATTAATTCGAGGTTATAATGCCAAGAAGCACATT